GCAGCTAATAAAACTATAAACGATGTTCTTTACGAGCATATTTTTAATAGAGCAGAAGCAACAGGCATACCAGAACTTAACCAGGCTGTTGTATTTAGAGGAGCTATAGATTTCTTAAAAGAACATGGAGGAGATGCAGATACATTATTACCTGTAGTAGAACGTGCATTAAAAGGCGACATAAAATCTCAAGAAGATTTAATAGCTATAAGAGCAATGCAAATACAAAGAGATAGAGTGCTTAAAAAACTAGGGGTACAGGCGCAAACATACTTAAATGCAACTGGCGCAGAAAAAGCAACAGAGCTACAAGCACTAAAAGCAATGCTAGGAGATCAAATAAAATTAGATATTGCATACATGAGTCCACTTAGAAAGTCTGGTCAAACCTTAAATATTGGAAAAAGTATGTTTAGAGATGATATAGATTTAATGGATTTACCTAGCGAAATAACTTTAAGAAAAGGCACATCAACTCTTAAAGCATCGCAAACACTTGCAGATGGTTTTGACATAACACAAGAAACTGGTGCTATGGGTCAAGCTGCTTACTTTACTACTGACGAAAGCAGCATTAGATTGCAAGATGGCTTTGAAAATGCAGAAATATATGGCGATTTAATTAACGACATAAAGATATTAGATCTATCTGCAATGAATAAAAGAATAACTGACTTAATTGTTGACTTAGGGTTAGGTAATCCAAAGAAAACAAAGAACGGATTAGAACTTACACCAGATCAAATAAATGGAATAAAAACATTTTTAGCAGAAAGAGGTTACGCAGGAATAAGATACGAACCTAGAGATACTGGTCGCCCTAATCCACCAGCAGATGAAATAGCTATCTTTGATAACAACTCTGCAAACAGAATTGTAGGATCAGATGCAAGTGTACCTCCAACAGCTACTCCTGACGCACCTAAAAGAACATTGTTAGAGCAAGCTATTAGTAAATCAAAAGATGTATTTGACGAAAAGTTAGATCCAGATTTATTAGAAGCAATAGATAACGGCAAGTTAACTCCAGAAGCAGAACAAGCTGGCGATGTTATGGTTGCTATTGCAAATTATGCGCAACAAAACAAAGGATTTAATAAACATTTTGCTGACTTATTAGAGCAAACACCTGATAAATCATTAACTGGTCAAAGGTTACTTAACTACTATCGAGGAGCAATATTGCTATCAGGAGAGACTACATGGAAAATGATGATAGGTGGTTTATACAGAGCAGCTACATTGCCTGTAATACAAAGTATGGGTGGGTTTACACAAGGTTTTGCTCAATCATTAAAAGGCAATAAAGGAGCAGCATATAAGAGTTTTAGAAGAGCAAGATTAAGTGCAATGCTTTATGGAAAGTATTACCAAAACTTAGGCAATGCTTTGCGTTTAATGAGAGCAACTATCTTAGAAAACGAAACATTTGGAAACTTAGGCGTAGATCAAATGCAGCTAAGAACAGCAAGCAAGTATAACCCTACAGAGCAAATGAATTTAGGTAGCTCGCCAATAGAAATAAATAAAAAGAATGATATATGGTACACAGATCCAAATAATAAAAATTGGATTGCTAATACACTTATAAGAGTTGCATCTGTTGTTCCTAAGACAACAGGTAGATTAGCTGGTTCTGTTGATACTCTTATGAGTACACTTGTTGGACCAAGCCAGGAATGGGTTAGATATGTAGACCAGGAGTTATATAAAGCAGAGACAGTACTAGGTATGCGCCCTGGTTCTGATGAAGCATGGGAGTATGCAAGCAACAAAGCGACTGAATTAGTAAAAGCTGAAATGGTTGACGTTACCCTGGCTAACGGCAAAACAATACAAAACGCTGCACTTACTGGCGATAAAGCAAAGTATGTTATGGATTGGGTTAACTTTACTGACTCATTAGAAGTTGTACCAGCGCAAAGAACATACGAATATGGAGTTAGACAAGCAAGAGAAAGTGGTCTAACTGATCCTACTGACATACATAATCACGCAAAGAGATATGTTGATAACGACTCTAATATTTTTAAAAATAATAAAGTTGCAGGAACTGCACAGTTTTTAGGTGGCATACCTAAAGCTATGGGCAACCTTGTAGAGAATAACGCATGGTTTGGTCTTATATATCCACTACCTAGAGGACCAGTAAATATTGTTAAAGCCAGCATGAGATCGCTAGGTGTAACAGCACCATTAGTAGATACATTCTGGAGAGATATAACATCTGAAGATGTATTCGCTAGAGATAGAGCAATAGGCGAAATATCATTTGGTATTACTACTTTAATGTCAGGTATAGCTTTACTTAATACAGGTCTAGTAGAGTTTACAGGCTTTAGATCGCCCAATTATAGGCGCAGAGAAATAGGTGCTGAAGGCATAGAAAGAGGTAGAGAACCTATGAGTATTAGATTTAAGAATCCTTTTTCTGACAGCGAAGAATGGTCAGACTATTATTCATTACAAACTCTTGATACTTTATCTAATATTTTTGGTGCAATAGGAGAGTATGTAGAGTTTGGAAATAGTGTGTCAGAAGAAGAACAAGCAGAAGCATTATCAACGCAAGTATTAGCTATAGCTCATGTAGCAAGATCATTAGGTGCTGGTCAATTTACAAAATCTATACTATCTAGTATTACAGAATTATTTGACGTAGTAGCTGGCTTCGACCAGGACTCACAAAGAAAAGCTAAAAAAGGAACAACAGATAGCTTTAGCAGATATATAGAAAGAAGATTGTCAGGTTTTATGCCAGCTTTTGTGAGAAAAATGAATACAGGCGCACCAAGAAGAGACATTGTTGCAAGCGAATTGCCTTATCCATTTAACATGGTTGATAACTCATTTCAAAGAATGAGACAGCAAATACCAGGTTCACTTGGAGGTGTTGGACTTACTGAAGGCTTACCTCCTATCTTGCATAGTTATTCTGGAGAACCAATAAACGAAAGGCATTATGCTGGTACAAATTTAATACCAGAAGATATGCCCTGGATGCGATATTTATATAACTTGATAACACCTACAGCTGCGTTTCCTAGTCGCACAAAGTCAACACATCCTGTAGATGTAGAGCTAAGTAAACTCTATGGTAAAGGTGCTAACTATATGCCCTGGCATAACAATATATTTAATATCCCAGGACAAGTTTTAAATACAGATGAACTTAATAGATTAAAAATTATTGGTACACAAGAAATAAAAAATGCAGCAGGAAATACTCTATGGGACGAGCTAACAGATTTAGTGACAATAGATTCAACTTATGCTGGTTTGCCTTATAGTGTAAGTAGTGAAGTTGAGTCCGCAAGGATGACAATGATTAAAGAAAAAGTTAAATATTTTAGAGATGCTGCAATGAAACAGTTTTTAGAAGAAAGGCCAGATATTAAACAATTATTAGACGAAAGAGATCAAAAGATTGTAGACAAGAACTTTATAAGGGATAATCTAAATAAGATACGAGAAAGATCAAGTCGTATTGAAACCAAGAAATTCTTAGATCAATTTAACTAATGGCTTTCGCACAACGCATAATAACTAGCAACTCAGCTGGAGATCAGGAGTTTACTTTTACCTTTGACTACATTAAGGAGGAACATATTAAAGTATTTGTTAATTTTGCAGAGATTAATCAAGGGACAGGAAGTAATGAATTTCAAGTAATTACTAATACAACGCCAAAAAAAATAAGTTTGAATACAGGATTAGCGGCTGATAATACCAGGGTAGAGATAAAAAGAATATCATCATTGAATACACCATTGGTGGATTTTACTGATGGATCAACTCTTACTGCTTCTGACCTAGATACAGCAGAAAAGCAAAGTTTGTTTATAGACCAGGAGCTAGATGATTCTCTTAAGCAAGGCTTATCAATAGATCCTACAACAGGTTTGCCAACATTAAATAATCAAAAGTTAACTAATGTTGCAGATCCAACTAATGCTCAAGACGTAGTAACAAAAAATTATCTAGAAAGAACTGGCAGTATTACATCAACGCAGATAGCAGACGGAACTATTGTTGATGCTGACATTAATGCGTCAGCCGCTATAGCTGGATCAAAATTGCAAGCAGCCAGCGGTTCTAATGCTGGATCTATGTCTGCTGCAAATTTCACAAAACTTGCAAACATTGAAACGGCAGCCACCGCAGATCAGACCGCAGCCGAAATAAGATCACTTGTTGAAAGTGCTAGCGATAGCAACGTATTTACAGACGCAGATCACAATAAATTAGACAATATAGAGGCCAACGCCACCGCAGATCAGACTAATGCAGAAATTAGGGCAGCAGTAGAAGCTGCTTCCGACAGTAATGTATTTACTGATGCAGACCATACAAAATTAAATGGTATATCTGCTGGTGCTGATGTTACTTCAACTAACTCTATAAATGCTTTAACAGACGTAAACACCTCTGGTGTAGCTGATGGTAAGATTCTCAAGTATCAAGCATCAAGCAGTAGCTTTGTTATTGCTGATGACACAGGAGGTGGAGGAGGGTCAAGTGCGTTTACAGGATTATCAGATACTCCTTTAAACTTTACTGGTGCTGCTAATAAACTATTAATAGTAAACAGCAATTCTAACGCAATTGAATTTGTTAATACATTAGCTGGTGATATTACATTTGCCGATGATATAAAAGTTAAATTTGGTGCTGGAAATGATTTAGAAATATATCACAACAGTTCCGATGAGTTTTCATACATAAGAGAAACAAATGCTACGGGTAGTCTTAGAATACAAGGTGAACAATTAATTTTTGAAGATCTTGCAGGTGATAATTATATTTATTGTCTACATGATGCAGAAGTAAGACTTTATTATGATAATGCTGCAAAACTTTATACAACCTCATACGGCATAGAAGTTAGAGGTGACGGCAATACTGGTGATGGAACATTACAGCTTAACTGTTCACAAAATAGTCATGGTATAAAATTAAAATCACCACCTCATAGTGCCGCACAAAGCTATACACTTACATTTCCTAGTAGCATTTTAGCCAATGGATTTTTAAAGACAGATGCAAACGGAAATTTGAGTTTCGCAGCAGTAGATACTGATTTAGTTAATGACACTTCACCTCAACTCGGAGGGAACTTAGATATGCAATCTAACAATATAACTGGTACTGGTACTATTACAGCAAATAGTGTTGCATCTAATGCAAATGGTATGAGAAAAATTACAACCTCAACATCAGACCCTACAAGTAGCGATGGTGCTGATGGCGATGTTTGGTTTACTTACGCATCTTAAGTTATGGCTATTCGTACAAAAGTTAGTGGCACCTGGAAAGACGTTTATAAAATATTTACGAAAGTTAATGGTGCCTGGAAAGAAGTTACTGAGCTAAATACAAAGGTTTCTTCCGCTTGGAAAACAGTTGGAATAAATTTAATATCTACTAATCGTGTCTTACTGCTTGATGCAAATACTTATTCGGGCAGTGGCAACTGGCAAGATACTTCTGGAAATAATAATCATGTAATTTACACTAATGGTGCTTATCATGTTTCTAGTAGAGATCGGGATTACTGGTCTGTAAACGAACACCAAAGAGATGGTGGGGATGACTATTTAGGTTTAAACAGTGGTGTATTTAATCCAAACAATAGTTTTACTATAGGTTTTTGGGTAAGGCTAAATTACAAACAACCTCATATAAGTAACAAAGTAGATACTCTTATAAGTAACCTCAATGCTAATAGTGCTTTACAACTTAGATATAACGAAACTGGAACAGACGGATTTGAGATAGGTAAATCATTTGCATCTTCTAATCTTTGGCACACTTTTGCTAATAGTGATGTGGGTTTAAATGAAATTTATAATGTTGTTTATGTCAGAGATAACTCTACTAACCCTGATACTTTTAAACTTTATATTAATGGAGTTCAAGTAAACCCTGATGACGGCGATACTATCGGTACTCACACAGATAACGAAAGTACACTTGTAGCACCACAAGTTTTAGGTAGAAATTATCATAATACAGGAAACGATAACGAATCTTTAAATGGTCGTTTTTATCATGTGGTTGCTTATGATGCTGCCTTATCCTCTACACAAATATTACAAAATTACAATGCGTTAAAAGGTAGATATGTAGGTGATGCTGCTTGTCCGTTAAATACAGAAAATTTAGAAGTATACTTAAATGCTGGTATATCTTCTTCTTTAACTGGTACTAACAATACCGCTTTAAATCAAGGCACAATTTGGAGTGATCTAAGTGGTCAAGGTAATGATTTTGGATTTGGCACTAACTCAAGTACAACAACAACTCCTAAATATAGTACAGATAGCGGAAGTTACACTATTACTAGGCCTACTTCAATCACAAGCGATACTGTTGCTGCAGTTTATTTAGCAAGTCACAGTGATTTAATAAATGCGTTTGGTACTAATATTGGATCAGCTAAACTTCATTATACAAATAATGGTTACAGCGAAGGTAGACATATAAGTTTTGATGTTCATGCTTATTTACAACTTAATAGTGACTTGATGAACCACTCAAGTGGATATTACACAAATCATCAAAGTTTAGCACTACATTTTGTTGGTCACATTTATAGCGAAGATAGAGCCATAGCACCATTATCACCGATAAAACCAAGTTTAATGGGCTATGGTCATTTGGATATTAATGACGATGCTGGTCATGCTCGTTCTGCTTTGAACGCAGACTTTTATAAATTTGGATTAGGGACTACAAACTCAAGTACTGGTGATGATTTTTCTATAGGAATATGGTTTAAAGGTGATGATTTTGATTACAATAATGGTATATTTTCATGCGGAGCAAAAGATCATGTTGGTAGCTTTGAATTAGTTACTCGCGCAGCTGGATCGCCAGCTGTTAACCAGGTTGTACTTTTATATCATCTAGCTTTTTCATCAGGTGGCAATAACTATAATTATGCTACATATACTGCTCTTACTAGCGCAGGGAATTTAGATGCAAATAATTGGCATTACTGCGTAATAACATTGAAAAGAGGTTTAACTAGTGGTGGTGCTGCTTTAACTATGTATTTAGAAGGTATCCAAACAGCAACTACAACTAGCACTTTATTTATAAATCGTGCATGGGGTACTTTAAAAGAAGGAGGGACAGAAGCTGGTTTTTCAACCAGTGGAAATGGCCCTAATGGTG